AAAGCCTACAGGAAAGTCAAGTCAATCAAGAAAGAGAAGAGGAGTAGTAGCATGTTTTGGGAACGCTTTTGGAATGAGTACAGCAAGTCCACTATCACCAGTGGCATATTGGCCCTCTTGATTTGGGGGATCATCGGCTACCTGGCAATCATGGGCATGGACTTGCCTGATGCCTTGACAGTGGGTGGAGGGTCGATCATCGGGTACTTCTTTGCCGCCAAGTCAGCTGCCCAATCGGTAAGGGCCAGCAGGGACAGGGAAGTGGAGCGCCTGAGAGCAGCAGAGAAAGACTGCGACTGTAGCGGTCCACTGTGCCCGTAGTCCTATATAGGCAAGAAAAAAGGGGCATCCTCTGTAGGGTGCCCCTTCTCTTGGTTATCCCCCGTAACCCTAGTAAGCTAATGCAAAAGCTCAGTGAGCCACTCTCGACCATATGTAAAATGCTTGTTGGCTATGCTCATAAGGGCGCTTATGTTATCGTCAAAGGGTAAAAAGACCCTGCCACGATAGCTCTCAACGATATACGTATTAGAGTGGGTACTGTAAATAAGCTGGTCCCCACCATACTCCGTAATCACCTGATACCCATTAACATTTGGCTCTATGGGATTATCCTTATCACCGATCTTCAGTTCCCATATGTAATGGACCATCCTCCATCCCGTCATCGCCCTGTCAAAATGGCCTGCTCTGGGTCCTAGAAGCTCATCGGGCCATTCTAGTATTGCAAGCTCATATGCCGCTTCAGTAAGGGCTAATTGGTATGCAAAGTCCTTAGGACTGACTCCTTGAGACGTCAAAGCCACCAACGTAGACCCTTCAGTCAGTAATACTCGTGCTTGGGTCTTAAAGCCCTCTGGAATAGCCGGTACTGGCGGCTTTGTTGGGGATATAGTTGGCTGTAGGGTACTAGTCGCCATGGGAGTGGGAGTTAGGGATGAAGTAGCAACCAGAGTCGGTGTTGGGGTCGTCATAGGCGTCTTGGTGGGAGTCCTTGTGGGCACGCCCCCATCTTGGCCCATCTGTATTCCTATCCCTAATATACAACATAGCCCCAAGACCACGGACGCAGCTATGGCCAATCCAATAAGCACTTTCTTCTTCATCTCTGTTTCCTTTCCTTCTGCCCCTATGGGGCACTAACTAACTATCACACCACAAGCAATAGTGGCACTTTGAGCAGTATCTCTCCGTCATGGGGTTTGCCGTTCCACATACCGGACAGAACCTGGTTGTCGGTGGTACCTTCTTCTTTGGTGCTACCTTCTTCTCTTCTGTCATGCAAAGCCCCCAATCCATAACAAGGCCAAGAGTGTAACTATGGCCAATCCAATAAACGCTGCCTTCTTCATTCTGCCTCCATTTCTATATACCATTCAGAATTATCCGCAGTCTGCCACGCTAGTAGCGACCACAGGACCAACCAAAGGATATTGCGTACCCAGAGCATCTCAACTCCCACTAGGACGCATAATGGGGTGATAAGCACCCCTTACTTGCAGGATCGCGCAACGATGGCCCCTACAGTGGTACGTTCCGTCCTGGTGCAGGAACCTGAAAAAGAACCATCCATCTACCTCTGTAGAGGAGTCGTCCAATACGCATATCCTTGACAGATTATGGGCATTCAAGTAGTCCAACACCTCTTGCCTTACCTCTGGAAGTATCTTCCTATCCTTACCCCTTACCCTGTCGAACCGTAGATGGTGATCCATCCACTCAAAGTTGTCCTCCATCATTCAATTCTCTTTTCTACTGGAACGCACACGCCCCGATTATAGGAGCGTGTGCAGTTCCTGTGAACTAGCCAAGTAGCTTCAGGTTCTTGAGGAACGTGACGGCTATAAAAATAATAACCCCGATGACGATCATGCCGATCACGGCCTGGACGCACATTTCGCCAGGGGCTGCTGCTTGAGCGGTCTCGATAAGGCTGTATAGCATCTCTACTCCTTTCTATCCCCCACCTCTGGTTGCAAAGACTATCATAGTCAGTATTCCACATAGGATAAGGGGGACTAGGCATCCCAGTGGATGCAGGAGTGCGGTTGCCACCGTTCCTTCTATAATCCCCGCTATGAATCCACATCCATAGGCAACGGAGTCATCCATCTTACTATCTCCTTCTAGCCTTGAGTCGAATCCAGTTCCGTGCAATACTGGCTATCTGGGCCAACTCATGTCCGATTGGGCCCTGGTGCAAGTCCAGAAGCACGCCAAGTAGCTCAGTTACCTCTTCGAGCAGACGACAGAACCAGTACCAGTCTCCTTTATCTGCCCAGTAACCATCATAGGTGGATTCGTACTCAGTAGACCTTTTCAGCCAGTCCATCTTAATACTTCCTTCCTACTTCAGATTCAAGCCACCGTTGCCTTTACCAATTCCAGAGGCAACGATGACACCTACAACAACTAGGGCCACTCCTATAAGGAAGAGGGCCAATCCAAGATATGCTGCAGTCATGTCATTCTCCTTTTTCTTCTGTAGTGGTGTACTTGGAGATTTTTATCGAGTTCGAACCGTACTTCTCTCTCAACGCCTGTACATACAGGTATCTCTTTTCTCCACGGGCCACGCAGTAACGGTGCATCTCTATGGCAAGGGCCCTGGCATACGGGGCCAGGTTGACGGCGATGTGGGCCATGTCTACGGACTTCCCACAGAAGTATCTCCAGATAGAGTCTTGCTTCTTGATCTTGCCGCCAAAGGTCTGCTGTACTCGGAGCAGGGCCTGGTGGTCTGTAGTGCAGATCTCTACCTTCATGCACCCTTGTCGGGTATTTCCCATCCTGACGGTTCGCCAATATCCCTTACTGATGACCAGGGCAATGGCTTCGTCCTTTATGGTCTTGCCTTTATCCATCATATGCCTCCAGGTGGCCCCAATCGGGACCGATGTCTATGTCGACTTTCCAAGGTACTTGAGGGAACCACTTCTCTCCAGTGGTCTTCATGATACTTTGCACCCTCCTGCCGACCTCCTCAATCTTGTCGTTGCGTACCTCCAAGAGTACCGAGTCGTGGATGGTAGCTACTACTCTGGCATAGTCGATACCCGTAGTCTTTAGCCAGTCACAAGTACTGATAAAGGTCATAAGGGTCACATCCGACGCGGCCCCTTGTACTGGCATATTGAGGGCGGCCTTTCTGGCCTCATCCAGGTTATCGTTCGTGAGTAGTGGGAACCTTCTGCGTCTCTTGGTTACCGTCTCTACATACCCATGCTCTCTGAGGAAGGCCAGTTGCACCTCTCTCCATGCGCAGAGTACCGCCATCAGTTCCTTGTAGTCCCTAACGAACTGCCTAGACAGCTCCAGACTCATCCCCGTCTCCATAGCAAAGGAGTGTTCCGTACCTCCATAGAGAAACGCGAAGTTGAACTTCTTGCAGTTGTTGCGCTGGTCTTTGGTATAGTCCGGCCCGTACATCGAGATGGCCACTTCAGAGTGGAGGTCCCGATTATCTGCATAGATCTTCTGTAGGTAGGGATCTCCAGACAGGGCACAGGCTACTCTCATCTCTGCCTGGCTGATATCCACCTCCATGATGGACCATCCCTCTGGAGAGGTGCAATAGGCCCCTCGGATATGAGCCCCAAAGGTATCCCCCAAGGCACTGCCCGTACCAGGACGGGGGATAGTCTGGATGGCCGGATCGCGGAAGGATACCCTTCCAGTCTCTGTACCATAGAGCAAGCAGTCGGGATGTATCTTCCCCTGGGGGTCAATCATCCTAGTCCTTGTCCTCTTCCTGTAGAATAAATTGTCGATATAGCTACTTTTTAGCTTGAGCAGGCTCTTGAGCTGGTCGAATAGTTCTAGCCATTTATAGGCTATCGAATCCTGACGTCCCAAGACAGCTAGCTTCTGCCTGATAAGTAGCCTGGCCTCAGCGCAAGTGGACATCCTCTTAAATTTCCTGCCAGTTACTATGGGTAGCTCGAAATGCATATACATGATCCTCTGGACCTGGACCCAGGAGTTGGGATTGAACTGCCTCCCTGCCATCTTTTCTAGCTGGGCTTGCAGCTTTACTGCCCCCTCCCCCATCCGTTCAGAGAGCTCTGTCAGTAGGTCTTCATCGCAGAATAAGCCATAGAGTTCCATGTCTACCATATGAGGTAGGGCAGCCATCAAGGGATAGCGATAGGGCATCTCAAATAGGTCTTCCTCTTCCAGTTCTCCTTTGAGGATATACCATAGCCGTAAGTTATAGCATACGTCCAGGGCATTATACTTCATCAGGGGCTCTGGCGGTATCTCGCTGTACATGCTATTCTTGGTCTTTAGGTACTTCTGGACCAGTTCCCCTTCATAGTCTCCAATGTCCAAGTAGTTGGTTAGCAAGGGCTTGAGTCCGTGGTACATGGTCTCATCCAGGACGTAGTGCGCTACCAAGGAGTCGTCTTCGGCTCTGGCCATGACGCCTAGTTGTTGCCGTAAGAACCTGATATCGAACTTGATGTTGTGCCCCATGAAGAGTACGCTACTGGCGAACAGCCGGTTGAGGCTATCCTTGGTGGTCTCTTCATAGATCAGTTCTGCAGGGATAACGAATGCCCTATCTGCTTCATAGGCAAACCCCATACAAAGAATACGGTGCTCCCAGTAGACTAACTGGTCCGTTTCCAAGTCGTAGCATACTGTCTCTCCAGAGTAGTGCTCGATAAGAAAGTCTATCCACCTGTCCAGGTCTTCAGGGGTAGTGGGGATATCATAGCTCACCTCCAGGTTATCCCTTGGACGTCCATGAGCAAGCTTCTGCAAGTCGTGCACCAACTCACTAAAGTGTAGGCCCGTCCGTAGGATGTAGGCTGGATGCCATGTACAAACTATCCGACCGTCATGGTGCCAGGTTCCCCGTAGGCTGCCTTGCATGATTCCCGTGAGGGCCTTGGCTGCTATGGCTCCTGCAGCCATTATAGGGATGCCAGGCTCGTTGAGATAAGGTTCTAGCTCGTGGAGCAGTCTTGACCGGCAGCACTGGGCAGCCTTCCAAGGTATCTTGTTCGATGGTGGGTGGCATAGGGCCGTGTTAGTAAGATAAAGAGTCCTTGGGTCGATAGAGGTGAACCCCTCCATCATAGCCTTGAGCAGCTTCCCAGAGTCCCCTATGAACGGCTTGCCCTCCTTGGCTTCGTTCCTGCCTGGGGCCTCACCCACCACAACCCCCCTACACACGCTAGAATCTGGCAGTGTGCCATGGCCTAGAACCAATGGCCTGTAGAGTAGGGGGCAATGAAGGCACATGGACTGCCAGTCGTTCCCTATCATTGCACTGATCATAGCAGTCTTTTCTGCGGCTGCCCTCCGTGCGCTCCCAGTGATCTTATCTTCTGGCACCAGGTCGTGCTCCATAAGGGTCAGCGTTTCAGTGACTGTAACCTTCTTCTTCCTCTTAGCCATGACCCATTTCCTTTCCTTCTGCATAGGCCATATGGACCGTCTTATGGCATATAGCGATGTTGATCTCTGCCAGTCTTATGGTTTCTGCAGGCAGGTATCCTGGGTTCCAATCTTGGATGATATGCTTGTTAGTGTTGGCAGTAGCATACTCAGCAGCTATCGCGCAAGCATAGGGCCAGGTCGAATCGAATGACCGTATCCATGGAAAAGAAGAAATCAGTTGGGCGGGAGTGCTTATCCATCGCCACATCCCCAAGAGATGAACGTGAATGTCTTGGAGGTCTACCTTATCCTCTATCCAGGCCAGGGCAGCAGATCGTCCTCCCACTTGGGAGTCCAAGACCTTGGGGACACCAATAGTAATGTTGGGGACATGAAGGAGCGTGTCCGAAGACAGCATCGTGTCCAAGCAGTCCACCCAGTCCACTACGCTCCTTCCATGAGGAACTATCATAACCCTCTCTGCCATGGTGGCCAGAGGCTGGGCATGAGCATGGAAAAGCTTCAAGGTCTTGTCCTTATCCTGGTAGGCGTCGGGGCAGACTACCTCATAGGGCTTCAGTTGCTTGGCCACACGAATGGTAGCCGACACGTCTGCTTCCCCCAGTTCATAGGCCCCATTGTCTAGGATAATACGGCTTGCATGGTTTGCACGGGTTTTTGCCCATCTATCTATTGTGGCTCTATCTGCCCCTTCTAGGCCCTCAAACAGATGAGCTTGACAGAAGTGCAGGTCGCCCATAGACAAAAAGGGCATCAACGTCAAAGGCATAACGGGAACAAAGGTGGTCATGATTCTTTCTCCTTTTCACGGGTACCAACCCAGTCGCCGTCTACATACTCTTTGGCTGGATTCACCGTATCTGATTCCTTGGCTGCCCCTGCCCAGTCCGTCAGGCAGTCTCTGGGCTGGCGTTCTGCTTGGCCTATCAGGTCTGCCACGTTCGTCTTGCAGGCAGCAGCAAGCTTCTGCTCCAGGTCTTCTAGCATCACTGCCTCCTGGGCCTTTTGCAGCTCTATCGCCACTGCATTGATAGGCTGGTGGGCAGGGCCAGTTACACCCGTCTGGTAAAGGTATGGATGGCCTGCCAGCTCCACGTCGGTAGGCATAGTAGGCTGGCTGACGACGCCAGTTACGCCCGTCTTGCCAGCGTAGATCTCCCCATCAGGGGGCAGGCGAATGGGGGTGGGCTCGTCTTTACGGTATAGATACATGCTAATCAAGGCCCCAAACATCCTAGAGTAGTTAAGGATGTCCCCCAGTTCCTCTAAGACGTCATCCCATGTAACCTCGCCAGTCTCATACCCCTCCAGCAATTGGTCTACGCGGTCAGTCTTCTTGCGTAGTTCCTGGACAAAGCCATGGGGAAAACGGATGCGCTCCCATACAGGGCTTGTCCGGTCATACATCTTGCCTTTCGCAGAGAAGATGCCATCTGCACTCTGGGTGAAGGACTTAATCTCTTCATACCATTCTGCGAGTAGGGCATCCAACACCCCTTGCTCTTCTTCAAATAACTTGCTCACTTGTACCTCCTGTACATAAATAGATTGATTGATTGATTGATGGGAAGTCCCCCCACTCCCCCGCTTCATGAAAGATAATCCTGCTCAAAGGCAGTGGCTTTGGCACTGATCCACCCCTCCAATGTACGATACGCAGGGTCGGTCATCCCATTCTGGTGAAAGGCTGCTACCCTCAATAGGCAAGAGTCGCACACTCCACAAGGGGCCTTATCCGAACTGTAGCAACTACGGGTAAGGCTCCATGGTACCTCCAGGCGCGTGCCGAGAGCAACGATCTCCTTCTTGGCCATGTCTATGAGGGGATAGACGATATCTATTGGCTCCTCAAGGGCCAAGCCAAGAGTAATAGCGGCACTCTCTAAGAACCCCCTCCTGCAGTCCGGGTAGTCCACGTCTATCTGGTTCCACCCTCCTACAATGAGACCAGCATCGCAGGTATAGGCAATAGGTAGGACCATAGCGAGCTGTATGAGGTTTCTCCCAGGGACAAAGGTAGAGGGTTTACCATGACTATCCTTTCGTCCAGGGGACAGGTCCGCATTCTCCCATTGTAAAAGACTGTACTGCTTCATGGGTAGGATGATGTGGTGCAAAGGAATAGGATATCCTGCCTTATCGCTGGCACGGACATTAACTTGCCCAGCAGCAGCGAATTCCCATTCACTGCCTAACTGACCATAGGTGAAGTGGACAGTGGCTGCCACCCTTATATGCTTCTGCTTGATTGCCCAATATAGGGCTGTCGTGGAGTCCATTCCCCCACTGAGTAAAACTACGGCGTCATTCATCTACTATCTCCTTTCCAAGGAAATTGTACCTCTTGTCCTGAAAAGCCAGGACCCATCCCATATCTAATAAGCCTACTGCATGCCATACGGAGTCGTCGCTTGCTTGGATACCATGGTATATAAGATAGTCTGCAGGAGCCCCCCTAGCTACCTTGGCAACTTCTACGGCTTTTTGACTGGGTACTAGCCTTGCCTTATGAAGTACCTTAAACCCGTGAAGGAGCACACTCAGTAGCTCTTCCGTAGTGACCTTACCATCTAGGTAAACATTGTACAGTCTGCCACTATGGATGAAGTTATGACATCTATAGCAAAGGGCCACGGTCTCCCTGTACCTGAGTATCTTCTCCTCCCACATATAATCATAGCACTCATGGGCCTCTAGCCATTGATGGATAGGCGCCTCAGCAGCAGAGATTCCACAGGCAAAGCAATGATAGTTATTCCTTTCATAGACAACTCGTCGGTGGGCGTCCCACCATTCCCGCCCCATAATCCTCCTGGGGTTCACCCCCGCTAGGTACTTGGGGATGCTAGGGTGCTGTAGTAGGTCTGGACGCGTGAACTTGGGTTTTATTCCATTAAAGTCAACCTTTATGAATGGCATCTATCCCCCCTCTTTGTCTCTGTTTTCGGACTTCTCTACACTGAACCCCTCAGGATAGCGATGGGATAACTTGGCCAGGTTCATTTTGGCTACGTCCTCCAGTGTATAGCCCAGGGTATCTGCGGCTAGGGCTAGGTACCAAAGGATATCCCCCAGCTCACCAGCAAGCTTCTCTCCAGATACTGGATGCCTGTGGAAGATCATCTTCTTGACCAGGTTCTGAAACTCCCCAGACTCCCCTCCCAAGCCCAAAGACCAATTCAATAGAGCCAGATTGTAGCTCCCTCCTGGACTGGCTGTCCTATTGGCCGTAGTCTTGGCCATTTCCTGATACTCGTTCAGCCTCATACTTCCGTCCTTTCTATTTGATAATCCATACATTAGATATTATATCAGATGGTATATCTAGTTGAGCATCGTGGGCCTTTTGGAGGTTTATCCCATGGGCCCTTACCATCTTACCGTCTATCCTCATCACCTTAGGACCAGTGATAAAGACGATCATCTCATTTAGTTGACTAACCATAGCAGCCTTGGATAAGGCAGGCGTCCCCATACGGGCCGCGTGGGTAGCATAGGCATGATACGCGGGGGTTACATGAAACCAGAGGACCCCGTCAGTAACGATATAAGCAAAGTTAGTTTGTCTATTGGCCGCCACGTTAACCACGAATTCTACAAAGTCATCTGCAGCGACTGGTGCCCTTCCACGGTCAATGATATATACATTCTCAAGGGCGTGCCTCATTACCTCTATATCGGGCATATCCATACCCATAAAATCCGTAATAGTCATTATTCCCATCCAAACCACTGCCAAGTTGCGCCTGATCCTATCCGGCATTGGGTAGGGGAAGGCTCTATCTATCTGTCCCTGAGAGGATTCCAACCGCCCTAGCACAGCCCCCTGAAGGGTGTGTAGAATGTAGGGATAGGCGAATGCTTCCAGGTTAACCTTGGATATCTTCTGATAGGCTATCCAAGCAGGGTTGTCCTTTAATATGGTATCCTTGGCTAGGTGGACAGATATTATCCTCTCCAAGGCTGCAGGGTCTTGTAGCTTATCCTCTCCATCCAAGGAGAAGGGAGCTAGCAATGGATACTCGGTAATGGTTTGATCTGGCCTGCCCCGGGCATCTACTCCAGAGTCATAGCTGAGGAGAACATACCTTAAAAAGTCTTTAGTCATATTAGCCCTAAACTCGCTGAAGGCTAGTGGGGCCGCATTGGTCGAACCCAAAAGGGTAAGGAGTACGAACCTAGTAGTATTGGCCTCATATCCTCTAGGCTTAACATATCCCATCATCCGTAGGAAGACCCTCAATATCAGGGTAGTCTTGCCGCTCCCTTTAGTACCAGAGACGCTGAGAATGGGAAAGCGCCACCCTGCCTCTTCTATTGCAGGCTTCATAGGGGCACTTGCGTACCATCCTATCATCGGCCAAATACGGTCAGAGTCATGTAAGAGGGGCAGGTTCTTGGCTATGACCCCTGCCTCCTTCTTTCCATATCCCAATTTCCGGACGGTAATGGATGGCAGGTTCTTGGTTCTAGGTACATAGACTAAGGGAGAACCCTTGTCCTCTGCCCAGATAGACCCGTCACTGGCCATCACGGTCTTGTCCGTCACGAAATATATCCTGTCATCGTCTACGAGCTCGTGACGACCCATCGTATGGGTGGACTTGGCTAGAGGTATGCCCTTTTCCTGTAGTTGCTTGATTAGGTGGGCGGCTAGTATCCCTACATGAGAATCCCGTCCTAGCCAGTTCCAGGCAGCCCTATTCAGTCTGGGGCGTAGCCGGTTGAGGCTAGAGAGTTCAGACTTCTTAAAGATCTCATCCTTCCATACGTGGGTAGTGCCCTGAGCCCGTACATTACATACGTAGGCATCCTCATCCCCTTCTAGTAATAGCAAAGGTTCCAAGGTAAAGGTACTGACCTGAGCTGCTCCCTTACCCACTGCCATCCAATAGCTATTATCCTTTTCTACTACAGGAGTAGTCTGGGCTACTTGGGTTACCAAGATTGGCTGACTTAAAAGTGACTCCTTGGCAGCTTCGATGGTCTTGTTGAGGTATCTGTCCCCTCCGGTCTCGTACTTGTCTCCACACTCGTGGCAGGAGAAGATACGTCTTATGCCATGCTCCGATACTCCTGCAGATACGAGGGCAGTGATTATAGCCCAGTCTCTTTCCGACCTGGAAGGGTATCCCCGTCTATCTCCTGTCTGTATCTTCCTGGCTATCTTATCTTCTATGGTCAGGGAAGCTTTTATATCTTCCACTGAGTAACTGTTCCGTATATCTATCTTATCACAAATGACTTTTATGAAGTCATCAGGGTCTTTACAATTGTAGGTGCCGGGCACTCGCATTATCCTGTCGATGTTATGGCAGCTATCTCCACTGATCGACTGAGCTAGCCCCGCATTGAGCGTTTCTATGGCCTTGCGGTCGGTCTGGAATTCTAATAGTCTCCAGTAAAGATGGTAACCATGGCCAGATCGTACGATGGCCGTGGGTGGAAGGGTAGGAGGGATAAGGTCCATACTATCTACATCTACCCAAAGAACTTGCGTTCCCAAGCAATTGGCCTTACCTGAGACCCCCGACTGGGCTCTCAAGGCAGGACCAAAGAAGACGTCCAGCTCCTCTGGGGCCTTCAGAGCGTGCCGTTGATTCACCGTTATCCATCGTCTGTGGACCTTGCCAACTCCTCCAATAGATAACTCTATGTATTTGGTGTTACTGAGTCCTTCAAAGCATAGGTCTAATATGTCCACGACTTCTCCAATGATAAGGGGGAGGGGCAGCGTTACCCACCCCTCCCAATGCGCCAGGCGGTTTATGCGTAGAGCTTGTCTGGGTCAATCCAGGCGGAGATGCGATTCCTGGTCTGGCCATCACCGCCGTCCTCAATCTTGTAAACGTTCTGGGTGAGGCGAACAGTGCATGCAGCCCCGATCATATCCTCCACGTCCAATTCCCCGCCAGGGATCTGGAGGGCCTTGAAGGCTTGCTTGGTGATGCCAAGGCCACGGCCAGCCAGCATGAGGTTGGTGAAGACGGAACGTCCCTCATACTCTCCAGCGACGACCTCCAGCTTGATGCCCAGCATCGGTTCGCCCTTGGTCTTGCTCTGCTTGATCTGGACCTCTTTGATCTCGACCTCATACAGGTCCACTGGCAACGGCTCAAAGTCCTCTACATTGGTAAAATCTACAACAAACGTCGGCATTCTAAAAGTCTCCTTTATAGTACAATAGTTAGGTTAATTTGGTGGGCATGCTATACCCGACTACTTAGCAGTCAATACCTCCCATATCTTTGTTACTGTGGGGGCCGGAATAGAGTCTGGCGGTGTTATCGCTCCCTGCCACTTGGCCATGAAATTCCTGCCGCCCTTGGTGAGTAAGACGTTATATGGAACGTTCTTGGCCTTGGCATCCCTGGGCATTCCCATGTCTTGACGTTGTTTAGCCGTTAGGGTATCAGCCACTACCAGTCGTCCCAATATCTCGGCGTGTGATGGGACCTCAAGGGCGCTCTGGCCCCAAAGAAATGGGCAGAAGAGAGTGGTATCCATGTCCCTGATCTGATCGCGCCGAGTCAATGCCGTCATGATAACGTTGACGTCTAACCTGAAGTACAGATCGGTCAAGTTAGCCATCATACGCAATACGCTGCCCCAGTGCTGTATCTCCGTGGGCTTGGGGATATCCCCAGGGCGCACACTCTTTTGTCCCGTGGCCTGTGCGATGGCCATGCGTTGTACGTGGGTGATAGAGTCTACGACCACCGTCTGAAACTTGTCGAACCCCCACCTGTCCAGGTAGTCCGCGCACATCTGGGCAAATTCAGCCATCGCTCCCACCACGGGCACTGGTACTCTCCCTGTTGGGATGCCCTTGGACTCCTTGCTGAGGTATAGCCCACGCTGCTGGCCATCTGCAAACCATTGATAGGGAATATTGAAGTCCTTGAAGGACTCAAGCTCCACTACAAGGGGAGGGGGCTCAAGCCCTGCTAACGACACGGGCTGCCCTCTGGCGTTGAGTACCAAGATTGGACGGGTAAGTGGATGGTGCATAGCCGTCCCTGCAAGGGTGGTCTTACCAGAGCCAGAGTCTCCATAAAAGAGGGCCTTGATCAGTTTAGTTCTCTCCAAAACGATTGCTTTCATTCTCCTGCATCCTCCTTCTCCCAGTAACCCCTGGAAGCATACTCTGCATCTAATAAAGCTTGATAGGGCATTCCCATACTCATAAGGTCGCACGGCTCCTTGAAGGAGCACCAAGAGCAATGCATGCCACTCAAGGGATATATAGGAATGCTAGGGTCAGTCATTTGCGTTCCCTCATGGGTCAAGGCTATCAAACACTCCTCAATCTGCTGAGGGTTCCGAGTGATAGCCTGCTCCTTGAAGAACTCATTACCCTTCTCTTGGAGCATGGCCTTGACGTCGTTATTAAGGGCGACTACCTCTTCTGCACCTACCCCGTGGGCCTTTGCCCAAGCAGCCACCCAATACTCGAACCACTCCCAGGAGGTCTTCTGCCTCTTGGCCCTAGAGAACCGGCCAAGTGTCTGGAGGGGGACAGGGTCACTGGGTATCTTTTTTCGTAGAATCCGATAAAGTACCCCAGTTATAGGAGTTTCATAGACCTTTGAAGCTGCCCAGATGTACGCAGTAGGCTGCATGCCACGGAAAACCCCAGACATACGGTCTATGGACTTGGCAGTCTTGAACTCCAGTACATAGTGCCTATCGTTGTAGAGGTTCCTTACTACCCCGTCAAATCGCCCAGCATAGTTAAGCTCTGGAGAGGGCCGTCCATCCACTGGGGACGATAAGGAGGGTATAGGCATCTTGAATGCCATTTCTGTACCCAATAGAGTATACCGAAAGTCCCTTCCTGGGGACCATAGGGAATAGTGCTTGAGCATACAGAGTCCCAATTCCCTTACCCCTGCCAGTAGTTCTATCTCTTGGGGCCATAAGGGTCCGGTATATTTGATAATGCGCTTCTCTCGTAGCTTGAGCCATGTATCAAACCGCTTCCTGGCAGCCAAGAAGTCGAATACCATAGGAAGACCAGTACCAACGCTCGTTCGATAACCATGGTCCAATGCCTCATGAACCCCCAACCCCAATAGTAGGGGCTCTGGAGGGAATGAGGGCTGGCGTCCCTGGCGTAGTAGACTACTAAAGTCCCACTTGCGCCTACACGTACAAAACGCCGTCAAGTCAGTAATGTGCACCTCTGGTATGGTAGGGTCTATCTCTAGTTGGCCTGCCCTAGCTACCTGTTGTAAGTCCATGTAACCTCCTCAATTCTTTACGTGCTTCCCTGACGATGTAGATAAGCGTGGTCCCCTGTCCAGGCATAGGAGTCAGGTCACTGCCCTCAAGTTGCTTGGCATTGTAGGTAGCCCTTATCTGATCGAATGCCTCTTGGTAGATATCGTGCCTGGTCTTGGTCTGGTCGGCATCTGCAAGGGCAGCAGAGCCTGGCCCATAAGGGAGTATGTCCAGGTTGTGGAAGGCATATCCCCGCCTAATCTCGATAGGCTTGTCCCTGATGGTTAATATGGCAGTCGCCCAGTTCCTCAACTTATCTCCAATGCCTGTCCAATATAACCACCTAGGGAAGCACAGCGCCCATTTCTGGAGTGTGCGTCCTATCTTCTTGACGAACTCTGGAGACTCCACCCGTGTATAAATGGCATGGGGCACTCCATAGTACCACCCATAGTCGTTCAGGGCGTGTAGGACCATCTCCCTGATATATTTGTACCTGGGATGACCTCTATTGAGGTCCAGTACCCAATCATCCCTATCGTTGAGCCTCTCTGGAGGGCAAAAGCGGCCCTCAATAGAGGCCATACCCGGCCTGGGGCATTCTTCACTGGTGGCATAGGCGATGGTATGAAACCCATCCTCTATCGGTTCCCCACAAACGGTTGTACATGCTTTAGTCATAGAACTGATCATCCTCATCTTCCTCATCCCATTCCCATGAGACTGTTCCCTTTTTGCCCATAAGATATAGAATGAGTATAAAGGCCACGACGGCCAAGGTTGCCCATAAGAGGGAGGTGTAGGAGGGCTGAGTCGGTGCACTGATCAACCCCCCTATTCCCCCAATGGAATTTACGCAGATGGTTGCAAAGAGCACTATTCCGTCCTCCCAGATAGTTCCAGGAACTCCATCCTGGCTACTGGATTGGCTAAGAATATCCCCCTCATAACGGACGTAATCATAGGGCCACTGTTCCTGACCCCCCTACTCTCCATACAAGTATGCCTACCTACTGCATAGACGGCCACGTCTGGAGAGCCTGTCAGTGCTTGAATCTCGTCAGCCACTCCCTCTACAAACCGCTCCTGTATCTGGAGTCTATGGGCGTGCTTATAGCATACCCTGGCGAACTTGGACGCTCCCAAGAACTTTCCACGGGCCAGATACCCTATGACTATGTTCATACAGAACGGGAGTAGGTGGTGCTCACACATCGACCACACATCGTTAACCCTTAGGATGGTAAGCTGGTTGACAGACTCAGTAGAGAAGCTAGTCTCTATCGTACCAGGGTCGTAGTTGATGAACCCCTCCCAGAGCTTGGCTACCCTCATAGGGGTATCCTTGAGTCCTTCCCTGGCGACGTCATCGCCCAGGGCCATAATGAGATCGCGAATGAGCTTGGCTATCTTGCATCTATCCAACCCTGCTCCTTGGTCTGGCTTATCATGAAACTGGAATCCATTCATTATTGTACTCCTACGTACTTGTGAACTTGGACAGAGAACCTGAACCCGTATTTCATAGATGCTTCATAGGCTATACGAGTGGCCTGGTTGCCTTGGGATATAGGCTGTACGGCGACTACTGCAGGCGGCAGGCCAAATGGCTCTATCCACTTCCGTAGTGCGTCGACATCCCCTTCCTCCCTCACCAGCCACTTGATCTCGTTGGCTCTATAGACGTTGGCCTTGAACACGGGAGCAGGCAGCTTGGGGGACAGGGTTATCCAGTCTATGTCCCAGGGGACAGGCTGAGTGCCATTAGTCTCCAAATGTATAGCCCAGTCGCCCTTGAGGAGTAGCGCTTCCACTAGCGTGTCCAGGGGTTGTAGAGTTGGTTCCCCTCCAGTGAAGACGATAAGGTCATGAGGATGAGCCAGCAATACTATCGCCTTCACCAGTTTTTCTAGGGGGAGGATACTTCCCCCGTTTGCAGGGATGGCGTCCTTGGTATCGCAAAAGGGGCAGTCGAGATTACATCCCTGGAACCGGACAAAGAGGGCCGGCCAGCCGGTGAAGGCTCCTTCCCCTTGGATGGACCTGAATATCTGATTGATCTTATATTCTGGCGACAACGCTGCCTCCTCCTAACCCTTCCCATACGTGGACGGCAGTTGCCAATGGGATACGCTCCAGCAACCACTGGGCGGTATGCTCTGCGGTAGGGTTCTCCATGAAGTCATTCAGGTACCGATGGTCCAACTGGTCAAGGACGTCCTTAACATGGCCAAAGTCGATGACCATACCATCCTCTCGGACCAGCCCCTTGAGCATCACCCGTACCCGATAGGAGTGCCCATGAAGCCGCTCGCACTTACCCGTATGTCCAGGCAGTCGATGCGCGGCTTCAAAGGAATGGTTCACCTGGATCTCCATATAGGGATGCCGCGCTGCTATTGCCCTGCACTCGGCTCGAACAGCCTCTTCTGCCCTATGCCCGGTTGTAATCAGCTCTTCCAGGCTGGCCTGGCATGGCCGTGGACCCAGCAGGGCAAGGGGTTCCCCCATCATCGGCATCATCTGCTGCCCAAGCTCCTTCTTCTCCTCATCAGTGAGCTCAGAAATGGGCTTACCCGTGGATAGCCTTTTAGCCATCTGCATTTCTCCTTCCAGTTAACTCTTCCACCATAGACCGGACTAGTTCCATCGTATTCCAAGCCTTTTGAAAGCTCTTGAGTACCAAGTCGTTGGTGGTCTTCTGAATATATAAGTAAATCGCCTCTACTGGATGGTCAGTAGTAAGGCGGTGTATCCGTTGTCGTACCTGGTCCATAAGGATGGGGCTGTATACCTGGTCGAACAGGACTATGGTATGAGCCTTACCCAGGTTCAATCCCGTCCCAATAGTATGAATGGTGCCCACCAGGAACTGCTGCTCCCCCGCTTCCCACGCACTCTGTAGTTCCTGGCGTGTGCGGACAGAGACGTCCCCAGTTATAGCACGAGTCCTCAAGAGTGTAGCGATATACTTGGCAGTTGGCTTATACTTGGTAGCAATAACTGCAGGGTACTTATACCCCTCTTTCCATTCCATGAGCCACTTCAGCTTTGCCCCCTTAACCGTGCCGTCTAACGTCCAAGGATGAGAAAGGCATTGCTCCAGTCGAGTAAGACGGGCCAGAACATTCACCATCAGGACACGCTTATTTTCACCTGATGACGAATCTATGATGTGGGCCTCAGCCTCTGCCTTCTTGAGCTTCTTATAGATGACCTCTTGCCTGCCCTCCAACTCCAGTGGAAGGTATGTATCCACGAGTGGCGGTATCTGCGGGGCTACGACCTTCTTGGTCCTGCGAATGGAGTAGTTAGCCATTACCCTGGCCAGGAGGTCTAGGTTCTTGCCGCCCTTAACTTTGCGGTATCTACCATAGTCGCCCTGCTCCATAGTATAGTCTACAAACATCTCATAGAACTTCCAATAGGAGCGCCAGTTATTCCTGCTTGGGGCCATCCACTCTAGCTGGGACCACCAATCGGCTGGGTTCTTACTGAAGGGAGTAGCCGTTGCCCCAATTCGGATTGCCCCTTCAGGAGTAACCTTCTTGACGGCTATAGCTCGCTTGGTCTTCCTGTTCTTGATAAAGTGGCACTCGTCTACAACCACTACATCCCAAGGGAGCTTACTGAACTCTTCCACTTGAATGCGAATTCCTGCATAGTGGACGATGGTCCATTTGGGGATGAGGTGCCGACTGTTCAAGGATGTAAGACGCATCTCGAATTCCAACCGCTTGCCGTCAGCATCGTACTTGAACCGGCCACCTACTCCAGCAGTTAGTACCTTCTCCTCCTGCCCAAGCACTGCCTTGATCTCTTTCTTCCACCAGGCTTTAAGACTGTTAGGGCAAATGATAAGGATATGCCGCCCCATTTCACTGGCAGCCAGGATGGCCTGGTAGGTCTTACCCAGACCAGGCTCATCTAGTAAGAATCCACCTTTATGCTCTTGTAAGAACTTGACTCCGTCTTCTTGGTATGGATAGGGTGTCCTATTCATGATTCCGACTCCAAGGGCCATACCTTCTTGCCCTTCCAGTTAAGGAGCGACTCATATACCCCAGGAAACGCAATACGTAAACGCTCCAAGTTCTTGTTATCAGCCTCTCTCATAGCAGCTGCCACGATACCATAGAAGTCGTATCCATTGGCAGCTATCTCTAAGGACTGGACATATTCACGTTTAGATAGTCTTGTCTTAGACATTGTAGGTCCATTCTACCACGCCATCGAAGTCAAGTTCCTGTACAGTCTCTAGGTGGGTCAAAAGGTGACGATAGGCATCGAGAATATGCTTGCGTGCCCCTCCTTGTCCCTTGAGTCCTGGATGGGATAGAAACCTCTTCAATACAGGGTATTGCTTTATACGGGAGTTCGGCCATCTGCCCTTGGCTTGGGCGGCCATTTGGTAGTACATAAAGGTAGCAGACTTGAAGGCGAACCATTCTATACGACCTATTACCTTGGCCGTGTAGACTTGACTACCTACATGCTGCTGGGCCTTGTGAGGATAGACTCTATAGTCTTCAATAACGATGGCGTCCAGCCTCTCAAAGAGGTTATTCTCTACTAGGGCAGCCAGCTCTTCCATACCCGTCCATATACCCCAATCAGTGATGCAAAGGGAGTCACGACCGGCCATGGCTGGTCTTATATTCCCAATTACGAATGCACTTGTTTCTCCTGGGTCAATTGATAAGATTCTCATAATAGTCCTTTCTGGACATGATAACGAAAAAAGACGAGTAGTCTGGAGCGATCAAGCCATAACCACCCCAACCCAACCAGTACCTCTTCTAATACTGGCAGACTACTCGTCTACATATTCTAGTGGGATACTAAAGTCTTTACGGATAGAGGGATCCCCCTTCTGGTGAGGTACAATCCTTTGGGGCTTAATCTTGGCACCTATAGACCGGCGCAACTGCCTACGACGGGCGGCAAAGGAGACCAAGTCAGAATGCTTAACATGCTTGACCCCGTCTAGGATATAGGCAGGTAATTTGCCCTTGTTGATGTATCCATAGACCATAGGGGCAGCCGTACCAAGTATCCTAGACACCTCTTGGATGGTATAGATATCTGCCGAGGGTATTTGGACTACCCATAGGCTGTCCCCTTTAACCAGCGCCGCTACTGCCATGGTCATAAGTATATTATCCCCTAAAAGTAAATTAAAACCGACTACCTTTAATTATATACTATCAACAGGCGTTTAGTCAAGACCCTGCAGTATGTAAGAATCTACTGCCACTATGACCTTCTCACGCAGGAGCTTACCATCCTCATCGAAGAAGCTCTCCTGGATATCTATTTGCTGCTTCTTCAAGAATGCCAGGTAAGGACTCGTTGCTTCTCCATACTTGAGGATGAGGTACTGCGTTAGCTCTAAAAGGTAAGGGTCTGACCACTTCTCCATAGGATAGAAATAGGTCTCATTGCCGGTTTCGGCATACAGTGCCACGGTTCCGTCTTCCAGACGGCACAGGCCAATATCACGTGTGCGCAGCTTGGTGATTGCTTTCATGCCGTCTCCATTTCTATGGTACGTATTGCATCGAGTGCGATCTCCTGCTTGCCCAGGTCACTATCTGGGTCAACCGCCCGTACCCTATAGGCTGGCAGTACCTCATCAGTGATGTCGGCAACGAGTATGTCTCCATTATCATAGTCAGTAAAGTACCTTTGGAGGTCAGTGTAGTTGCCGAATCGGTACAGGTGGTACATTTTGGAAATGAAGATGATCTCCTCAAAGTGTACCTGTAGCTGCCTTTGCGACCAGGGCGCAATAGGATTGCGATACCAGACCTTGCCATAGTAAGCAGAGGCAAACTCTCGTAAGCTGATATATTCAGGTACAGGGCAGCACTCGGTTGGAAATGTCATCTCCTTCAGATCTGCCTTTGTGACCAGGGCCTGGGCAATGGTGGCGTCTATTGCCTCTCGAAACTTCTGAAGAGTCTCCCGGGTACGGTATGCTCCACATACGGCGCATCGTCCATCCTTCATATATGTTCTCATTAGAATGGCACCTCCATAATCGCGCAAGCCTGAATCTGAGAAACCCGAGTCATAGTAAGGGGGCCATGCTCGGGGACGAGCCTACAAAGCCAGACCTCTTCCACTGGTAGGTGGGGGCTATGGACGACCAGAGTAACCAGCTCATGAAGGCCCATATGAGCACTGATGGCATTTTCGACGCGTCTCTGGTAGTCATTGACGTCGGTCTCTAAACAAGCCAAGTTATCTGCTGCCTCCTGGAACTGTTCTTGCTTACGATGCTGCAAGAGTAGCAATCCAACCAGACCCTCCCCAGGGGGGGAACCGTCTCTATCCCCTGGGTCGTTGAAAAAGCGTTGAAAATCCATACTACCTGTCCTCCTTGACGATAACGTCACCGGCTTGTAGAGGCGGATCACCCTCACCACACCATTCGATGTCCACGTTACGGACGACCGTTATCTTATGGCAAGGCATCTCTTCCAAGGCTTTGTCGGTCCAATATAGTTCTACAATGGTCTGCCCATCAAGGAGTGGAAACTCCTGCTCCTGGAGGCCGCGATAGAACTTATTGCCCTTGGTTGGTACCTGGTCTAGACCTGAAAGTTCCAGGAGCCTGGCACTGACGTCTCGGAAGCGTGTCGTCTTCTCTTCTCCCAGGCCAGCCCTATAGGTCATATACACTCGCTTCTCGTACTTCCAGAAGTAGGCAGACCCAGACCGGACCTCCATGCTCAACAGCCCTTCGGGTGTCCCCTTCAGGGCCCTGCGAATACGTCCAGCCTTACACTGGGCCTCTTTGAGCTCCTTCAATAGTACTGTCCGTAAGGTGGTTGTTTTTTCCTTGCTCATTACTTGTCTCCTTTTGTTTCCACTAGTAAAGCCTCAAGTTCGGTTGTATACTGCTCGTGTAACTGTAGTGAGCTAGAGGATGGGGCCAGACTATTACACCCAGGACTATTCATGCTTTTGAACTGCCCATGCTCCTTTTCAGGCGCGCATCGGGACGTCATCCATAGTCGGCAATTTCCACATCTCTGCTCTGCCACGCTCTTGATCTGCTCTATTTTCTCTGCCACCTTACAGTCTAGGGCCATTGCTTTTGCGGCTTGGCTTATAGCCTCAAAGATAGCATCAGTATTCATTACTTGTCTCCTTTCATTTCTTCTAATAGTGCATCGACTACAGGCCAGGGCTTACTGATCCTGGGCCATAGATTCTTTAGTGGTGTATACTCTGAGTTGGCCGTGGTACGCAGTTCCTCTGGATTAAAAGAGCTCCAGTATCGTACAAAGGCCATTCCCTTCTCAGGGCGCACGTTGGTGATAAAGCCAAACTCGGTGCCTGGATGGGTATAACGAAGAAGCACCCCTGTCGCCAAGACATGATCGGGGAAGTAGACCACTTGAACCCCCCTTACAGGTGGTCCTCCTGGCCCATCCCACTGCGGCAGTCCAGTCTTATCCATGCTGCTGGTTCACCTTGCGTTGCCGCCGTGCCCTCTTGTTACGCCGCTTGCGCCACTCTTTGTACTTCTTGGTGCGTCTGCCCCGTTCCTTGGGGCTGGTCGCCCATCCTTGAATATGCAGCTTCATAGCTATTCCTTTCTATAGTCTAGTCAATAACTCACACATCCCTGGACCGTACCATTGGCCTGGGGAGTATACCCCCCTGTTCTGGGGTACAGGCCCCTGCACTCTTGATACGGTCCAGGAATCTATATGCTATTGCCGTTAGCATCATAAGAAGGGTACTAATACTGGGCACTCCTTTCTGACCTGGTCCTCTAGCACCTCAAGGGCCTTATACTTCTCAGGGTTAGCCCACTTGGCTATCCTACCAGTGAGGGGGTTCATAAACCCTATACACTGGAACACACCCGTATCCTTATCGTACCACGAGTGTAAGATAGAAAGCTCCTCATTGGTGAACACGTCCAGGGCCTCATAACACTCCGCTGGGATATAGGGTAATCCAGGTGGTGGCCTCTTCACGATTGACCTTCCTCTTGGTCTATAAAGGCACACCCAGGGCACCACCATTCGTCGTGGAGTCCTACTGGGACGACCAAAGGGGTTTTACATCCTTGGCAGGGCACCACATCTAGTGTTGGGTCTGCAAGGGCCCTTTTCAAGTTATTACTCTCTTTGACTTGGGATGGTCCCTTCATTTCTTTCCCCCAAGGAGGACTATCAAGATGGGGACCAGTATTACTGCTGCAAATAAGATTATCGTCGCAAGGGGACTCATTTTTGCTCCTTCTTTTGGTCTGCAAGATTGCTTTGGGCTGGCGAGATTAGGCCCACAGTGACGAATATGCCCATAAGGACGCACTCTAGCTCGTAGGGCAAGTCCTCCTTGAGAATGATGAGCATGATAAACAGTTGTACCCACGCGGTAATGGCAAGAGTAATCATAAGACAAGGGCCTCTGGCAGAGGAATGCTGTTGTCCTCTAGTATCTGGATCAGATCAGTAAGGAAGGGACTGTCCGTATCCACTTCTCTTTCCTTTGCCCATCCTTCATCCTTGGGCTGTTCCCTGGTGGCTGGGTAGCAATAGTATCCCTCCAGGAAGGTGATCCCCAAGTAAAGAGACCCTCACCAAAGCTCAGGACATAGTCATATGCTACTTCTTCAGGGCCAGGGGGTAGGGTAGGGGAGTGCTCTCCCACAATAACCATTCCCTCTATGAGCTGGTCTGCTAGTGCTGCCAATTGTTGTTTATTCATTCTCTATTCCTGTCTATACATGAGGGGCAATATCCTTTACCACCCCGGCTTTGCCATCCCCTTGGGAGGCCAGTAGTAACCGTCCCGAACCCACATAGGACGCACTCGATGGTATGAGTGGCCAGTGCTCCATCTTCTCCAGCTCCATATCTCTCAGCAAAAGAAGGGGCCTCTTCAGGCAAGGTTAGCACCTCTGGCTCCCAGATGACCCAAGCACCCTTGCCAGAGTAGAAAGCAGGGGAATAAGTAATGCTATAGGTGTGGCCCTTATGGATTACCAGGAACGGGTCACCAGTACCACGCAACCGATCAGGTGCATATCGCTCTACCAGGTCGTGAATCTCTCCAAGTGGTAGTTGCTTATATAGCATATTTGCCCTTTTGCTGGACCTTGTAGATATAGGTGATGATGGGGTTGTAGAACCAAGCTAACCAAAACATGTTATAACCTCTCTTCTATGACTTGCATGATCCGTGGGAGCGGCTGCCCCAGTTGCTTGGCTGCCTCTTCTGGCTCCAATCCCTCTTCAAATAGCAAGTGGGTGAGGGGGCCAACTAGAGCATCCAAGCTATCTGCGTCCCGTGGCCGGCGTAGTGGGATGGAATGAGCCCTCAATACCGTATAGAGGGTGTTGGGGCAGCGAACTGAGGCAGCAGCCATAATCTCTGCTATGGACGCACCTTGTCGGTATTTAGTAACCACTATCCTGTCGCGTACTTCTTTAGGGATCAAGTTCTCATCCTTTCTGATGGGGATAGGTATCTCCTTCCCCTGGTTATAATTATAACCCATAACGAACGATAAGTCAAGACTGGGCAGGCGGACCGAGTTAGATTGAAGGGGGGCGGCCAGCGGGGTTTGGAGGATTAAGTTCTAGGTACCAGGAGTGGGTCCTCCCTGCACAGGGGCTAGAGGGGAGTGCGTGTCTTGGAGGGTGAAGGGGTGGGGGGTGCCTGGGAGGGTCCTAGAGGGGTGCCCTGGGGGGCCTCTAGAGGGCCCTGGGGAGGTCCTAGAGGGGGGCCTTTTGGAGGGGCCAGAGGGGTGGAGAAGTCTGCGGGGATTATAATTATAGGGGGGCAATCGTCTCGTTTCAAGTCTTATAATTATACTTTATAGTCGGAATTAACGTATGTCTTTGATTAAGGAGGCAGGTTAAAGAGGGTCCAGAAGAGTTAAAGAGTACTATAATAATAATATATATTAAATAATTATATATCTATATTTTTATAGGTAAGTACGAGAAGATGAAGAAGTAAAAACGTAATTACCTAAAGCCTCTAGTAGACGGTATTACCCCGAGACCCAAAGATCATATTTTGTATATCTTATAGACTACAGGTGCTTCTTGGGGAGGGGGGGGGAAACGAAAAAGCCCTTTATCCCCCCAAGGAGTTGAAAGGGATAAAGGGCAGAATATACCTACGGTGGAACCTAGGCAGTTAGGAGCTACCTTTGATGATGGCAGCTACGATAGGTGGCGCGTCTTGGGATGGCAGGTAGCCGATGAGGTGATGATAGGTGGACTTTGCGATAGCAACTCGCTCCATGCACTGGAGTTCATAGACCTCCTCCTCAAGGGCCTGCTCTTCTGGCGTATCGGGCCAGGGGCGGTCTTCTTCAACGGCAGCGTGGACCTTCTTGAGGTAGTCAAGGTAGGTAGCCTTCTTGGCAGCGTCTGGATGGGTCTTGAGACGGTCAAAAGCCCCAAGGTCTGCCCCTGGAGCAGTTGCGAGTGCTGCTATGACCTCTTCTTTATGGCATTCTAATGCCGCAGCCAGGTCTGGTGTTATTGTTGTTGTCTGGGTCATTCTTTCTTTCCTTTCAGGTGCTAGGTTAGGTTAGGTGGTTAGGTTAGGTGGTTAGGTAGTTAGGTAGTTAGGTAGTTAGGTGGTTAGGTTAGGTGATAAGGGACATACCCTTTATCCCCCAGCCAGCGTGTACGGACCAGGGAATAAAGGGCTAGTCAGGCTCAGAAGGAGGCCCTATGGTGCATCAGAGTAGCTCTCTCTGCTACCTGACTATCAAAGGGCACTACTCTGAGGCGTCTAGAAAGTCCAATTCGATGGCGCTAGAGTCGCTGATTTCCAATGGATCAATGGCGCTGGTGCTGCTCCCTGGCTTTTTCGCCTTTTTCTTGTAGGCAGGCTCAAAGCTGAAGTTCTCTGCTGTGAGGGCGGCGGGCTCGATGCCGATGGCAGTGGCGATGGCCTGGCGGATGACAACCTCAAGGGCCGCTGGTTCGATGACACTGGAGTCAAAGCGGAGAAGATACCGGCGCAAGCCGCTGCGAGTCGTCTGGCGTGTCTGGTAGCTCTCGACGGTCGTGGGGTTGATCGCCCACACCTGGTAGCTGCCCATGTCAATCTTGACGGCGCCCTTCTCCACGTTGCCCGTGTTCGGGTTGACGATGTCTTCGTGTTGGAACTTTTTCTGGACCAGTTGGCGAACGTACTGCGCATGGGCAATGCCCATCGTTGGGGCTGCAGTGGCGATTCGATACCAACCAGCGTACTGGGATGGGAATTCTTTCCTTGGCATGTTCTTATTGCTTCTTTCTAGGGCTCATAGGCCCTGGGGTACTTGGTGGAACTTTAGGTGGTTCGTAAGTTAGGTGATGGGGTAGGAGCGGCGGTCAGGGTATACCCCTAAACGGCGCACCTTCCCCCCTAGATTAAGTATACCCTATAGGTAGGCACGGGGTCCAGACCCTGCAGTATGGCCTATTTAGATTGGAGGTGCCAGAGGGCGTCTCGGAGTTTCCTAATGGCAGCAAGGTCTGCCTTATAGCTGAGGCAGTTGGTGGACGATGTGGAGATGGAGAGAGACCGTTCCAGGTAGTAATACTGGCAGTTCAATGCCCTATGAATGGAAGCAATCTCCTCCTTGGTTAGGCTAGGTGCTGGGGGAGTAGGGTAGGGGGGCAGGGCAGGGGTATGGTGGTGTGGAAAGGTGGGGTGGCGAGTCCTCCCAGGCAAGGGGTGATCCTCTTTCGTGAGGAGGGCATCCATTGGCTCAATAACCCGACCATCTTCAACATAGTAGAATGCATCGTCGCCTGAGTAGGCTGAGGCAGTTCGTGCCTTTGCCTCTTGAGCGGTGTCTGCCTCTACAGCTATATAACGTATTCCATCAGCAAATACTGCGCATACTTGATACAGGTGCATTTTATTTATCCTTTACTGTCTAGTCGCTCGTGTCGGGTTATAAGCCCAGCATCAGCGATAAATTTGAACATATCTTGTTTTTCGATAGCCTTGGCAAGGGTAGGGTGCCCACGTCCCCTGGCGTCGTCAGCCGCTGCTTGCCTATAGGCATTCAGCCGTCTGGTGCTGGTGATAAGGGTTAAGAAGCGTCCCCTGGGGTATAGTTTCCAGGAGATGCCATTCTTATCCTTATAGATGAAGTAGGTTCTCATCAGTAGTCCCCATAGACTATATAGGTCACTGGCTTGCCGTAGCTAGGAATGCCCAGTATTGCCCCTGGCAGCCTGCGAATCCTACCCTCTAGGCACCCACGAGACGTTCCTGAGTCCCAGAGGTTAGCATAGTGAGGGAAGAAGGAGACGAGCATATTGTCGATGTGGGCCTTTCCTCTAGTGACGTGGTCGGCCCACTTGGGGGCAGGCTGCCTCCGGCAGGTTATATAGAGGGCCGAGAGGGCACCCCAGGTAGCGGCTTGGGAGCATGCCCCTTCGCGATAGGCTGTGAGGGCATCGGTGATAGCTTGCTTATGGGGTCCTTGGACTTGCTCGGTATAGAACTGCATTTGGTTTTCCTTTCTGGGGTTACCAGTTGGTGAAAGAGTTGACTGGTCAGTGGCCTTGGTGGCTAGTAGGGTAGGGTAGGGGGGTGGTGACTGCCCCTACCCCTGATACCTACTTCTTCTTTGGTAATGGCCGTACTGGGTTTGGTGATACCGGTGGTCTGGTAGTGGTTATGGGGTATGGTGGGATAGCAGGGCTGTTCTTTACTGGGTACAGTGGCTGTGATGGCGTCTTTGGATTGACTGGTGGTGGAAGAGGCAGAGGCCCTGGCCCTGTCTTTTTCTTTGTCATAGGTGTCTCCTTTCTAGTGAGTTGGTTGGTTGGTTGGTTGGTTGGTTGATGAGTAGGGTACGTTAGTGGCAGCTATAGACCTGATCAGGGTACATATTATCCCTGTAATAGGTAAAGTCCTCATCGACCAGGTCCGTATGCAGGGTACCATCTTCGTTAATAAAATACTCCCACTGGACCTCTGGACCTCTGCCAGCATCAACGTACTCCACGGCTGTGACGTACTTCTCTATAACGCGATAGTATCGGGGATAGGTGCCGTATAGATGAGTTAGCATCATATCCTTGAAGGATACCTCTGGCTTGGCGACGTCGATGGTTATAGTAACGGTGTCGTCATTGCCCACGTATGGCTGGAAGACTTCTATCATCTTCTGGAGGGCATCAGCCTCTTTCGCGTATCGCTCCTGATAAGATAGCGTGACTACTCCCTGGGCTATCCTAGTGGCTATGACCTGCTCACGATAGATGACGTTGCGAATGGTTCGGATATCCTCTGGGGTTAATTCTATGGCCGTCATTAGTCTGTTCCTCTCTGCCCCTGGTAGGGGCTGGTAAGTAGTCTGATAGGGTAAACTTTGAGAAAATTCCCCCCTAGGTTAAGTATACCCCAGAACTAGTGGTAAGTCAAGAAGCTGTAGTATGGCCAATCTAGATTGGGGTGGGAGAACTGGGTCAGGCTGAAGATGGTACCCCTGGGTCAGGCTGAAGAGGCAGGGTAGGGGGGTGGGCCCAGGGGTAGGGGGCTACCTTGGCGGCTTCAGGTCGAATAGCTTATAGACCTCAGATAGGGACGTGCGCCTGTGGGACTTTAGGAGCTTATAGATAATGGCCTGGCGGGCTTGGAGCATCTGCCTTACAGCCTTGTGACGGTGCTTGAGCCTGTTACGTTCTAGCCGATAGGTGATAATGGCCAGGCGATAGCGACGCATAGGGGCCAAGAGGGCCCAGGGGTGGGGTGAATGGATGACTGCGGATACCCTGGTATACCTCTTTAGCAGCCGTTGACGATGAGGGTCGGTGGAGGCAGATTCTCTTTCCAGGTCTTGCGCTTCCTGGAGTCTGTAGAGTGTTTTGAGTTGCTTGTCCAAAGTTATGTCCTTCCTGTTAGGTGTTTAGTGGAAAAGTGCGCCTGCACATGCAGTATTGATGAGTAGTGTTGATACTACAGGGCGGGGGGGCGGGTCTGTACCCCCATGATATTCTACGTTCACTGACCATACAGTCTTCGTAGAATATCGTGAGGGTACCACCCCTGGGTGCCTATTTGATCTCGGCACCGTCGAACCACTTCTGAGCAGCTGCAAGGAGGCAATAGTCGTCCATATAGGGGGTACGCTCTATCTGGTACTTCAGCCAATATTGGTATCCCCTACCATCGCTGGTTTCCCTGAAACGGATGTATCTGGCCGCTTCTTTAGTCCCAAACTGCCGGACCAAGGCTGCCTTACATTGGTTGATCACTGCTTGCCTGTTAGGGCTGAGATTCTTGAGGATGGTATACCGCTTGGCCCTAGGCTTGGGGGGGTCATCCGTGGGGATAGTACGGTTGAATAGTTCCTCAACCTTTGCTATGTCCATATCAAACGATTGGTCGGTTACTTTTATCCTGGTCACTTTATGTTCCTTTCCGTGCGCCTACACGCACTCTAGTAGGGGGCTGTGCTAGGCAGTTAACCCCTGGATTGCTGCTGTATGGGTGGTAGCGTCTACCAATACCGCTGCTATGGCCTCTAATTGGGATGCCGTATAGCACCCTTCATCCTGGGCAGTCTTAAAAGCATCTGCCAGGGCACCGGGGTTAATACTATCGTAGCATCGGATGTCTGCCCTTATATACCACCAGTATTTCTTATCCCCTTTAGAGTATACCCCTGGTACCTCTTGGGGGGTAGGGGGGGTAGCGTCTTTCTCTGTCAGGATACTGAGTTCGGCAATCTCTGTAATCTCGTACTCTTGGTGGCCCCTATAGGCTTTATCTACCTGCCCCTGGGCATCGCACCAGTCATATGCCCTTACGTGAAAGGTACGGTCTGCCCCATTAACTATCACGCTTACACTATAGTCTTTCATCTTACTGTCCTCTCTTGCCCCTGTAGGGCTGCTAACTAAATTATAACCTTATACCTATAGTATAACCTAACAGAGGGACAAAAGTCAAGACACGGCAGTATACCAAACTCGGATTGGGGAGGCAGCGTATCATAGAGTATCATGGGTAGTAGGGGTAAGGGGTCAAGGGCAGCAGAGGCAAGGATGCGATGGTAACGTTAACGTTAATGTTACCACAGGAAAAAAATATTTTTTCTGGCGTGGCCACGGTTAACGTTATAATATGGTCAGTGATGACCACTCCCCTGATCACTATAAGAAGAGTAGGGGAGTGGTCATCATAGAGTATCACGGGGGGACTACAGGGTATCATAAAGTATCATGGCCAGAAGTGATCATAGGGGGACTACAGGGTATCATAGAGTATCATGGGCAGGTGGTATCATAGAGTATCATGGGCAAGGGAGACGCTCCTGCTGCGGTATTTCGCGTAGCCATTTCGCGTAGTGGGTGTGGGGGTTAGTGTCCATCCAACACTAACTGGGTTGCAGGGGGTGTTCATCGTATGCCGGGGAAAAAATACCGGCAAGCTCCGGTATGGTACTATTCGGTTGTTTATGGTATTGTCTATCGTCTTTTCCTTTTCTGCTTCATCTTCTCTAGGCCCAACTTAAATACGTGGGCAAAGAAGAGGGCTAATACTAGTAAGATAACGGAAGGGATATTAACGTTCACGTCCATTCCGAATGCTGCTATGGCTACTCTTATTGCGCTCGTCATTAGTCCTATAGTTATCGCGAAGGTCATCGAAATATCCTCTCTGCCTGCCTCTTGAGGGCGGCCGCTATACGTTGCCTGGTCTCGTCTTCTTTTTGTAGGATACGCATCGTCTTTAGCCGTATCTTTAAGGTGGCTACTCGGTTCGCTTTTTTTAGCATTATCATCG